AATTTTACAAACGGCGATTTAAAAAAGAGATTAATGCTCGAAAGTGGAGTGACACCTTCGACATTAGACAAAGAAAATTACTTAGAAATTCTTCAAGTTATGAAGGCTCAATCTCGAGAAGATAGGCCAATGAACTCTGAGGATGCTCATAAAAAACTAGCACGAATATTAAGAGGTGGATAGATTGAAAGTACAAAATGAAATGTCAACGCGAATTTCTGTTGATGCGGTTAGTGCGGTAGGTAGTCTATCCGCCTTTCGGAATGCAATTCGTGGAGCTAGTGATGCTTGGCGTGCACAAGAAGTAGCATTAAAGAATTCTGGTAATTACACTGAAGCTGCTACCGCTCGTTATCGCGGATTGAACAAAGTTATTGACCTTCAGAAGGCTAAAATTCAGGAGTTGCGTTCGCGACAAGAAGGATTAGATGTTTCAAATAAGAAACAGGCTGATCAATTCTTAAAGCTAGAAAAGCAGATTCAACAAGCTAATAAGCAGTTATCCAGTTACGAATCACAGGCAAGCCGAGCACAAAACGCAGTAAGGTATCAAACTTCTGGTTTAGCCGGTTTACAGCACGCTTATCGGCAATCACAAGAAGCTTCAATGGCTTATGTGAATCGATTAAACGCTGAACATAGGTCTGCTAGTGCAAGTGTTGAGAAATACCGACAACTGGGTTCAAGTCTTAATAATTTACAAAGCCAGTATCGTAAACAAGAGTTTTTGTTAAAACAGGTTGCTAATGATAGCGGCAAAACTTCTGATGCTTACATTAAGCAACGGGAACAGTTAAATAAAACTGCTACTGAGATTGCTAAAACTAAAGATCAAATGAAGTCAATGCAGTCGACTATTAATCGATTGCAGCCAACCGGTATTACTCGGGTTGACAATGCGGTTGTAAAATTACGTGACCGTGCTTCTATGGCTAGTTCACGTTTGTCGGCTGGTTTTGACAACATTAAAAATCACATGTTTGGATTAGCGGCTACTGCAACAACAGTTGGTGCTACTTTGGTTTCCTCCATTAATAAGGCAGCTAGTCTGCAAAAAACAATGGTTGAAAATCAAAACTTAATGAGTACGGCTGGTGAGAAATCTGCATCTGTACAACGCGAAGTTAATCAAATGTACGCCGATGGTGAAAAGTATTCGGTTCAATATGGTTACTCACAAAAAACTATCGCGCAAGGATACCAGGAACTGATTAAACGAGGCTATGATGGTAAGCAATCGTTAGGTGCTATGAAGTCAATTCTTGAAGCGGCACGAGCTTCAGGTGATAGCTTTGATGACACGATGAAGGTTACCACTTCAACTCTTGAAGCATTTGGTATGCGTTCAGAATCTACTGCTGGTATGATGCGGAATACTGCTAAAGCGGCTAGCATTCTAGCTAAGGGTGCTGATGTTACTTCAACTAGTTTTAAGTCAATTGGTGAAGCAATGATTTACGCCGGTTCTTCCGCAAAAGCTTCTGGTGTTTCATTGAAAGAAACTACTGCTATTCTGGGTGTGCTTTCTAATAATGGGCTTGAGGCTACTCAAGCTGGTACAGGATTACAACGTATTTTAACTCGATTAGCAGCCCCTACTGATACCGCAAAGACTTCGTTGAAGAAGTACAACATGTCGATCGATGACTTTAAAACTAAGTCAGGTAAGCTAAAGAACGTTAATGAAATCTTTAAGCTGATTAACAAAAACGTTCCCAAGGCAGATCGACTCGAATTCTTTAATAAAGTGTTTGACCAAACAGCACAAAATGCAGCTTCTGTTCTTTCTCGGACTGCTAGTTTGTCTGATAAGAACAGTCAATCTTTAGCACACGTTGAAAATCAGCTTAAAACCGCTTATTCAGAGGATTACGTTGGTAAGCTAGCCCGTAAAAACATGAATTCTGCCAAGAATTCTCAAGAACGATTTAAATATGCTTCACAAGCCATTCAGATTGAAATTGGTCGGAATATGCTTCCAGCTTTATCTAAGGCTTCTCAAGGCATGGCTAACGCGTTTGGTCGTAAAGATACTCAACGAGGATTACAAGTTATTGCCAAGGGACTTGGTACTTTAGCGACCGGATTAGCTAACGTTATTACTTTTATCGGTAAGCATACAACCACTGTTAAAGTGTTCGGTACGGCGATGTTAACTGCTTTTGCTGGAGTGAAATTGCTTAATGGAATTGGTAAATTTAGAGCAATGCTTCCAAAGTTAGCAACTGGAATTAGAACCATTGGTACTGTTGTAAAAATCGCCACCCTTGGCTTTAATCCATGGGTAATGGCTATCGAAGCTGTTGTAGTCGGTTTTACAATGCTGTACAAGCATAGCAAGAAGTTCCGTAATTTTGTTAACGGTTTGGCTAAGACGGCAGCTAATAGAATGAGAAGTGTTGGTCGTTGGTTCAAAAAGACTTTCAAACAAATCGGAAAAAATCAAGAGCAAGCTAACCGTGAGCAAATCAAAGCTAATAAGCAGGCCGAAAAGAATTGGCGTAATTTCACCAATAGCCTATCCAGAAATTGGAAGTCTTATTGGCGTAATCGTGATAAGGAACAACGTCAAAACGAGAAACGCAACCAGCAGTACTGGAATAATGTTCGTAAGTCAGCTTCACGTGGCTGGAAGAATATGGAATCTAGTGCGCGTTCTGGTGTTAACAAGGTCAGTCGCTGGTATAGCAATATGAATAGGTCAACATCACGAGTTATTCAAAATATGTACAGGCAACATCCAAAAACATTTCAAAGTATGTATAAGGTTATTCAAGATCGTACTAGGGCTTGGCATGACCTTGTTACTGGACACTGGTCACAATTAAAAGATGATACGGGTCGTCTAGCAAAAGATCAATCAAGAGCAAATAAAGATATCTTTGAAGATATGTATAGTGCAATCAATAAAAAGACTGGCGGTTGGCTAGGCAAAGTTGTTGATTCGTGGAAAGATCATATGTCTCAAATTGGGGATGCTATTTCCAACGGTAAGAAAAAAGCCGGTGCAGCAATGGCAGACTTAGCCAATGGTGTTTTGAAACCATTTAAGACGTTGATTGATGATATCCAAAGCGGTATTAATTGGGTATTAGATAAGATTGGCGCTAGTAAACTTGGTGGATCCTGGTCCACTGCTATTCCTACTTTTGCTACTGGTACTGCTGGCAACTCGGATGGATTAAAGAAGTCGACCATTGGAATGGTCAACGATGGAGCAGGATCACATTGGCGCGAATTGTATTCTTACAAGGGTCAAATAGGTGCGTTTCCTAATAAAAGGAACTTTATTACTTTCTTACCGAAGGGGATGTCAATCTTAAATGGTGAGGACAGTCATAAGTTTATGTCTGCTATTGGATTACCTAGGTTTGCGAATGGAGTTGGAAGTTTCTTTGATAGCCTTGAGAAAGGAGCAGCAGATGCAGGCGACTTTATAGATAAAGTCATTGAACATCCAGTACAAGCGCTTGAAGATGTCTTCAAGAAGTTTATTAAGGTCTCAACACCAATTAAATTTGCTACTAATTTAATTACCAGTGTACCTGCATATGTAGCCAAACAAGCAGGAAATTGGATTAAGAAGCAATTTGAAGAACTTGCTGATCCCGGTGGCTCTGGGGTAGAACGTTGGAGACCATATGTTATTAAGGCTTTAGCGATGTTGCATCTTTCAAGCAGTCTTGTTGGCAAAGTGCTTCGTCAAATTCAAACTGAATCCGGAGGTAACCCGAAAGCAATGGGTGGAACCGATGGCTTGGCTGATGGTCACGCAATGGGGCTTATGCAAGTTAAGCCAGGAACATTCGCTGCTAATAAACTTCCGGGCCATGGAAATATTTGGAATGGATTTGATAACTTGCTTGCAGGATTGAACTATGCTCGTAAACGTTATGGAGATAGTCTTTCCTTTCTTGGCCAAGGTCATGGATATGCGAATGGTGGTCGAATTGATACTGAACAATTCATTCGGATTGCGGAACAGAATAAACCAGAATATGTTATTCCGACAGATATTAATAAAAGGTCTCGCGCTTATCAATTACTTGGTGAGGTTATTGCACGTTTTAGAGGTGAAGAACCTAACACTCAGCCAACACGAGATGACCAGTCTATCAGTCGTAAAGAATTCATGTCGTTAGAATTGAAATTAGATCAACTAATTAGCGGAGTACAGCAACTTGTTCAGGTTGGTCACCAGCAAATTGATGCTACTGTTAATTCCGGAAATAAATTTGGAATGAAAGCCAATCGGTTAAGTGCTTATACTACGATGGCTAAAGATCAACGGTTAAATGATTTTATGAGTTATAAGAGGTGATAAAATTTGAATGTAAGTAACCCAGAATTGTATCTGAAGATTGGTGACCAGGATGAATTTAATATTGAGGATAAAGTTCAAGGATTAACTTTTCTTGGGGATGATTCAACACCTGCTCTTGCTAATACCTATCAAGAAATACCTGGTTTAGATGGTAGTAAACTTCAGTACACAACTTTTTCTCGGTATCAGGTAGTTGCTAACTTCTGCATCTACTTTACAGACTGGGAGGACTATAAATTAGCCAAACATCAATTTTATCGACTTTTTACATCACGACAACTTATTAGAATGCGGACGGACGTTGAATCAGCGATCGTCCGTTTTGTTTACCCAAATCTTCCAGAAATTAAGCCGGACCAAAATGGTTCTCACTTTGCTACTTTTAGTATGAACTTCGACAATCCATCTGGTTTTCGCTATTCTCTCTATCGAAGTGATGGAACTTATAGTAATGATTTAGATGGTGTACAGTTTGGTATGAATCTTCATATGAACGATGATCAGTACAATTATCATTTCACTACGAATCAATTTAAGGTTTACAACGCTAGTGACGTGCCAATTGATCCGTGGAAGTATAAATCTGATCTTAAAATCATTGTGAAATTTAGTGGCAAATCATTTAAGCTTACGAATACTACTACTGATACTAAATGGACTTATAAAAAACCATCAAATGGACAAGAGACAATTGTTCTAGATGGAATTTTTACAACGCTAAATGGAAATCCGGCTAGTGCTAATTCTGATTATGGAACAATCAGATTAGCCACTGAATGGAATAACTTCACTGTTGATGGTGCGGACAGTGTTGATATTACTTTTAGTTTTCCATTTGTTTATATTTAATGGATATCGATAATAAGGTCAAAGTTAGAGGCGTTGGACGCACCGAAACCGAGCCTCTTAACTGTATTGATCCCGATTCGTTTTATATTGATTGGGAAGCCAATTCAACGTGGAGCCTGCAATTTACGGCTCATGATGACCACTCGTTTGCCTATTCAATGTTAGATAGTCAAGCGTCAATCTTTTTCGATGGTCAAGAGTACATCATTAAACAGGCTGAACCAGATGCTAATGGTGGGGTAGACTCAATTGATATTGTCGCCACCCATGTTTACTTTGAAATTGCTCGGTTACGAAAGTATAAGACCTATATTGATCCAGCCGATGCGGATAAACAAACTGATGTTAAAGTCTACGGAAGCACACAAACGGACAATGACTCTGGCTCTGGAAATGATTCCGGAGATGATAGCGATGATACTGATCCAAATGCCCAAAAGAACGTTACAACTACTACTAACGGAAACACCACGACCAAAACCACTGTTACTAAAACAGATGAAACTAAGTCGGATTCCGAAGATGAAAACCAAGTTACTTACCACATTGAAGATGTCTTAAAGCATTGGATTGATGGTAATAACCTCGGCTTTACTTACCAGGTAATTGGTGATTTTCCGACTGCCCGAATTGAAGAGCTTGCTGACGGTAGCGGAACTGATATGTTAAGTAAGGTTACTGAAGCATGGTCAAACGCAATTGTTTATCCGGATAATAAAAATATTCGGGTGTATGCACAAGACCAGTTCTATAAAGATTACGGCAACTGCCTTGACTATGAGTACAACACCACTGAATTTAAGTGGACGTTTGATTCGACTAGTCTCACTAATGAAGTTATGTGTATCGGTGGGAAGTATTCGATTGAAACTCAAGTGGATACTTCGACTAGTGGCGATGATAGTCACGGGTCAGGTGGTGCTGGTGTCGATAAAGTTGTTAATGATGCCAAACAGTACCTCGGCGTTCCTTATGTGTGGGGAGGAGCCGGTGGTGCTCGTGGCGGTAATCCTCGCAGTGGGATGGATTGTTCTTCTTTTGTGAGCCAAGTTTATAAAGATATGGGTATTAATATCCCAGCTTACACAGTCGCAATGGAGCCATATGGCAAACAAATTGATCGGTCGCAAGTGCAAACTGGTGACATGGGATTCTATGGTTCGCCTGGCGGTTCATACCACATTTGCATGGCGTTGAATAACAGCACGATGATTTATGAACCGCGCCCAGGCCAATCATGTATGACCCAGTCGATAGATTCTTATCCGCCAACTTGGTGGGAGCGTAATGATCAAATGGCTTCAATTGTTGCTGGCGATAGTGATAGTGGTGGCGATACGACTTCGGAAAGTTCTTCATCAACATCTAGTGAGTATTACTATTTTGCTCCCTTTATGTACCGTGATGAAGAATCAATTAAGAAGTATGGTGAATACCCGGCTGAACCGATTGAAGATGGCCGCTTTAGTGATAAAAATGCGATGTCTGATTATGCTAAGACGAAAATTCAACCAGACCCAGCATTATCATTAGAAGTTACAACTTATTCGAGTTTCAAGCCGGTTGCTGGTGACATGATCCATATCATGGTTAAAGAACAATCAATCTGTACTAATGAAGCAGTGGTGGGCTTTAACTGGTATCCATATAGTGCTACCAATCCAACTTCTGTCACGCTTAATAGCAATTCACAGAACATCTTAGATTACCAGCACTCGCGTCAAGTTGCGTTGACTGATGCCATTAATTCTGTTCGACAAGACGCACAAAAAAGTATTGAAGCTTCTAGTCAAGCCAACCAAATTGGCGGTGACAAGAAGCTTTTTACTTGGCTCAAGGAATATGCGGGGTGATTGATGATGGATATCTGGGACTGGATTGATTATTTAACAAAAGGATTGAAGAAAGTTGCTAATGAATCACAGCAAAATTATCAACAAGTTCATGCATATATCGATGGTCACGACCAGGAAACTTTGAACCAAGTAACTGAAATTGTGCATGACACAATTAAATTAAAATCTCCTAATGGCACAATTTACGAAATCACCATTGAGGACGACGGAACGATTAATAAGAAGAAAGTCGGTGAGTAATCATGGATCAGCAGTCCAAGTCATTAACGCAAGTCGTGAATGATAAGAAAGAGACGGACAAGAATATGGAGGCTGTGGACCAGAATATTTACTGGATGCAAAATGGTCAGCATAATTTAGTAATTACGATGACCGGCGGAACTGTTTCCAGTGAAAAATACAATGACAGTCCAGTAATTGAGGTAGAGCAAGGCACTCTCAGAAGCAATGAATTTAATCTCAACGGTGTCTCCTCCATCTCAAGTCGTCTCATGGCTAAGTTAAATGCGACCGATAATTCAATTTCCGCCACTACTTATGTCGAGTTCTTAAAGAGCGATGGTAGTTCTGCTGGCAAGTCGAATGTTGTCCATATCGTAAATAATGGTGCCTGGCAATCCGCCGGCACAGTCAACATTAAAATCCCGGCCGGTACTGCTAAAGGAAGACTAGTTTTTAATGTTTCTGGATCTGGTAAAGCATACGTATCACGGGCCCAGGTAAATCTAGGTTATAGAGTAACGGATTGGGATAGTTTGAAGTGAGAAAACAATAAAAGTCCTACCTAATTTAGGCAAGACTTTAAGGAGGAGTTTTATGAATTGGCAAGTTGGAATCGTAAATGGTGCATTGTTTGCATCCTTGTGTGGTTGCTGTATTCAAGCCGCTTTATGTCATGATTGGAAATGGATAAATATATTTTATTGGGGCTCTGTAATTTTAATTATTTTTCTTTCAACAATTTTTGGTTAAACGTTATTGCAATTTTATCAATATATTTTCTATAGTATTCTTTTGCTTCTAGTAATTTCATCTCATCTTCCTTCTCAGGGTGATCATATATTGAATACCATATATCTTTTTCAGGTCGATAAGTATGAATGTTATTAATATATTCCTCACATTCTGGGCAATACATTAAAACAAGTAATTCAAGTTCTTTTTGCTTATCAGTAAATTCAATTCCTTTATCATGCCAGACTTGATAAGCATCGCTAACTTCTTCACGTGTTACTTTAAGATATTCCTCAAATAAATCTTGCATACGATCAGACACAAAATTGAAGTGTTGCTCAGATAACTTAGTTTGTAATTCATATTTCTTCAGATCACGCTCTTCTTGGCTATTTTTAAGATTGTTATTAGCAATCTGTTTTTGTAACTCAAAATTATTTTGTTCTTTAATCTTATTTAATTCAGCAAGGGATTTTTCTTTTTTACTACTAAAATACATTTGAAGTCCATTACCTATTAAAGATAAGATTGCGATAATTGTAGTTCCATCTATTCCAGTAAACTTCATTTTCATCACCTCTTTCCACCAATAAATAAGTATACCAAAGGAGGAGTTCTTATTTTGGAAAATAAAAATATGATAAACGTTCTCAAATATCTTGAAAAAACATCACCACAAGCGTTGATTGACGTACTTAATTCCGACTTAGAGCAGACAGCCAATCAATATAATTCTTTCTGCGAGCTCATCAATGACCGGCTAGCAATCCATAATTCATTGCATTACAATCACAGCTCAATTGATCCTGATTTCAATCGAAGAACTCGAATGGACCTGATAAAGAACATCCGGGATTTGAACCAGGCCTTTGATCGACTTGCTAGTCTGCTTAATCGATCGGCATTCAGGAAGGTAGATAAAGGGCGGATTATTCCTTATGACTTCACTGCTTGGATTGATGTCGGCATTAAGCTAACGAAAGAGCAAATCAACGATTACATCAAGCAAGTCGAAAACGTCCTAAAAGAATTATTTGATTTCAAAATAAAATATCGTCTTAACGACTAAAGCCACCTCATTGCGAGATGGCTTTTCTGTTAGAAGGAGGAATTTAGAATGCAAACACAGGTCGTAACTTTAGATGTCTTAAAACCAATTGGGACCATCGTTGACCTATCTGATAGTTTCAATGCGCGGGTAGGGGACAAGATGACTCCCTTTCAATTATTTATTACAGAAGGTGGCGTGGCCAAAGATCTTAAAGGAATGCATCCGGAACTAGAAGCCGAAGTCGGTAATGGGGCCTTGCGTAATGGCGTAGCAGTTATGGCCGCTGGCGCTAAGGGCGTTCACTGGGTCGGTAGCACTAATAACGTAACTGGCTATAATCAATTAACCTTAGCTTTCCCCGCCGAATTATTTCCCCAATCCGGTTTCTGCTATGGTCATTTAATCCTAGCCAATGACGCCGGTGTCCGCGAAACATCCGTTGACATCTGGTTCCAAGTCCTTGATGGCACACCATTGATGGGACTAGTCGCAGATCATTATGATTCTGAATTACAACTGGAATTAGCAAAGGCAAGGAATGCTAATGACCAGTTTTCTCAGGAAATGCGTGATACTTACAATCAACAGGTAACAGATGCACAAAATGCTTTAACCAGAGCAACTAGCGATTTAAGTCACCTATCAGAATCCGTTGGTGCTGTACAAGCGCGAATTGATGCTGACAATATCATTACTAAGCAACAATTTGATAACGGAATTGCCGAGAACCATGACTACATTGATCAGAAGTTCAAAGAATTGATGGAAAAGATTGGCGATGCTACTCCGCACTTTATTGATAAGGCTAGTGATCTTTCAACAACTTATCCAACTGGAGCTAAAGGAATGTGGGTAGGCCTTGATGATAAGAATCGCTATCTCTGGTATAACAATGCTTGGACTAATTTTGGTGCATATCAAGGTGAAGGCATCAAAGACAAGTACATTACTAACCGCATGATTGCCGATAACACCATTCAAGATAATACGATTAGTACCGTTCATTTATCTTCGATTCAAGATTCTTACGCTTTTGTTGGGGAAGCAACAGTTTGGAACGGGCGTAAGACCGACCAAAGTGTCTATTTTGATAAAGACAATGTTGCTTGGGTCAAAAAGAGCACCGAACAAGGCGATGCCGGAATTCTCTTTCCAGTTCGGTTACCATTTATTCCAACTGGTGGTGGAGCTGCCTATATTGACTTTTCATATTCAACGGTCAACGCTGATGGTCTAGAAGATAAGGTGGATATTTGGATTACGCAAAATGATGGTACTTTAATCAAAATGCTTTGGTTTGGGCCTAAAAAGGCTGGCTCTTCAAAAATTAAAATCTCGGCGGCAGATTTTGCACAAAATAATTATCCTAAGGACTTTAGTCTATTATTTGCAGTACACGGTGGCGCAGGTACTCTTGACGTTCGCGTTCGAGTTAGTTTTAACGCTGATAACATCGAATTGCCAATCCGAAATTATCAACTAGGCAAGCTCATTAGCACTAATCATCCAAGCACAGGTGTATGGGATGGTGAGTCTTGGATTGATGCCTCGAAGATTCGATCAAGCAATGAGAATCTACTGTCTAAGGCAGTTCTTTGGAATGGTGATAAGTATGATGCACTTAATTACAATAATGGGGAATTAATCAAAACCTCTGGCGACCTTAGCTATAATTCGGGAATTGCTGTGCCAGTCAAAGCCGATACTAATACTGATCAGTATATTCAAATCACTTATGGTTATCACGGCTTAGAAAAGGAAGTTGGCAGTGTCTCATCCTTCTTAGGTGGCGCTGATAGTGTTCCGCAAAAAAAATTAGGGGCAGTAAAAGTAGCAGACACCGCATGTACGATTACCGCTCATATTACACCGGAGATGTTTAAACAATATAATATTCAGGACGATTTCACGATTATTGTTGGTGGACAAGCAAGCGCCATGTTCTTTAAGAAAATACAAGTTTCATCTTTGCCGATTGAGCGAACTTTACCAACAGCTATTTCACATTTACATGATGAAATAGGAGAACCAGCCGAGAAACTATACGGACAAAGTATTGGTGGGATTGGAACTGCTACTAATGCTGCGGTTGATGGTTTAACGTATGGGACAGCTGGCGTTGGTTATGACGGTGATAATGGGCGCTTGAAGTCAATTCAAGCCTATGTTCCAGCGCAAGGAACTTATAAGTTTGTTGTTGGTAAACTTGACCAACACAATCTGCTTGTAAATGGAACAAACTTTACTATTGACTTAGGACAAGGTTATAACGATGTTGATATGACTAGTCGTAATATTCAAATCAACAATGGTGATATTGTCTTTATGGATTTGTCAAAAGTTGGCGTTTATACTCCCGACGGAACTCATCCTAAATATCTAGACAGTATGCTTCAAGACAATAGTCATCCGTCAACAACGCCTGGTTATCCTGGTCAAATGTTCTATGATGCAAATTATTTAGTACCTTTCTCATATTCAGTAGCAAGTATGAATTTACCACAACAGATTGAAGATTTAAAAGCAGAATTAGCAACTACTAAGCAACAACTAAATGCTGCAAAGACCAATAAAGTGAATGTTATTTCTGCACCCAATGGTCAGTCTTATCGATTAATTGTCGCTAACGATGGTTCCTTGTCTGCTGTTTCAACTACACCTTCTAATGTAACGATTTTAGGTAACTCGTTGACTTACGAACACGGTAAGATTGGGATGGCAGCTAGTGATTCTAATCACGATTGGTATCATTACGTGACTGATTACATCATGAGTAAAAACGCTAGTGTAAAAATTAACGATCGTACTAATATGAGTATTTGGGAATCAGCTACCTCAACTGCTGATCGTGAAAAAGTCTTTAATGACAACATTAAACCTTTACTTTCTGCTGATACCGATCTTGTTATTATCCAGTTAGGTGATAACGTTAATACTGCTGAAAAGAAAGCTACCTTTGCGCACGACACTGGAGAATTACTGCAACAAATCCATGCTGTTAGTCCTAAAGCACAAGTGTACTGGATCTATGGTTGGTTCGGTAATTATCCAGAATTCTTCACACCAATTGCAAACGCTTGTGACGGTAATGGAGCAATCGGAATTGATATTCGTGACTTGAACAAGAGTGGTAACACAAGCTACGTTGGTGCTACTCGAACAGGGCTTGATGGTTCAACTTGGAAGATCACTAATCCAGGTGAAGCAGCTCATCCAGGCGATGCTGGGATGAAATCAATTGCGGATAGAGTTATTAGTAACTTTGATTTTTAATTAAAATATAGTTATTTTGGAAATAGAATTACTTATACAACATATAAAAAACTGGACAGCTTTTGGTATAATTAATTTAAAATGATTAGCTTAAAGAAGGTATTTTTATGGATGAAATTAGTAAATTAATTGACTATAGTCAAGAGTTCAATATGCCGGATAAAGTTACGAAAAATTTTGTAGATAGGGTTTATGATTATTTACAAGAATATCCATTGATTACGGAATTGAATGCTAAGTTTCTTGCTGTCTCTGACTTTGAAAACGATAAGCGCCTAAATAAGATTTTAGAATTATTGAACAAAAAAGATAACGATAGTTATCGTAAAGGAGCTCCTTTTACAGATGAAATTGCATCAATTAAATGTATATATAATTATGAATTGATTGATGATTCTTTATCAAAAGTCGCAAGTGTTTTAGGAAAAGATTACTTAAAACGCTTTCCTAATTAAACTAATAACTTATAAATATGCATTAGAAAAATAGAGTGTTTATATGTTAAAGAATATTGGGAACAATATATATGAAAATGTGTGTAAAAATCGTTGGTGTGCGAAAAAATATCTTAATTCAATATAATAAAATAAGTATCCTGTAATTAAGATTAATGTATACTAATGGTATTAAATAACTACTTATGAGGTGACAAATGAAAACTAAAACTATTGAGCCACAAGACTTTATCGAAACCTTTGAAGAATTTTTGGATAGTGATGCAACTAACATAATGCTAAGAGGATATTCTGATGATACAAAAATCATATGTTTATCAGAATTCGTGAAAAGTATGCGTCATGGTTTGAATGACATTGTAATAGAAGTTCCTAATCTAAAAAATGCAGTTAATATATTGCCTACTTGTTTCAAATTTGGTCGTCATGAAACTAATTTTAAGCATTATGATCATCATCCTCATTTTGATAAAGAATATAGTGTCAATGGAATTACTTATAAGTTTAGAGAGTACTCAAATCCTAATTTAGTGAACATCGAGGAAGGACAGCAAGATTTAGTAATATTTCTTTCAGTGCAGTCTATACTTTACACTAATCAAAATGGGGAAATGAATAGTAACTTTTCTGCATTCGAAAGAAGAATAGAAGCATATGGTAATGAAAAGAAACTTTTCGTAACTGCTAACGACAATAACAAGAGCCCAGAAAATTTGTATTCCTTAATGGATAAAGTTGTGATCCTTGATACGGCAAAGAATGAAGAAGTACTGTTGCCAAACAAAAAAGGTGAGACGATCAATCTACCATATTAGTTTAGCTAAATGTCCTCCCTAGGGCGTTTTTTATTTTACCCTCAAGAAGGTGAAGCATTCACAATGAACACATTACTCGCACAACCGCCACAACATATTCTATACATTCAATCAGCATGATTGATAACATGCTGATTGAATGGTTAGTCTGGGCGATTGTGATTGATATTGTGACTGGATTTTTCAAAAGCATTATTACGCACCGGACAACTTCCAGTAAGGGGACGGCAGGGCTTTTGAAACATGCAGCCGTAATTATTTTGACATTAACCGTTTATCCAATGTTGGAATTATGCGGATTAGGACAGGCAGGCGACTCGCTTGTCTTTTTCTTTTTCCTATTTTATTTGGTCTCCATCGTGGAAAATTGGGGACAAATGGGATTACCGCTACCATCTTGGGTAAAGGACCATATTTACAAACTCAGCAAAGACTATTTAGAGAAAGAAGAGAAACAACATGAGCACAATCATTAATGCAATTCCAACCTATATTCTGACGGCCGTTATCTCAGCGGTCTTTTATTTTGCCTTAAAACAGAGTCAGACGTTTATCCACGCTAAAGTTATCCATGCCAAAACAGAAACTTCCCGTGCAGCTTGGTCTTGTGCGGCCCAACTTGCAGATAACGCGGTTACTTCTTTAGTCGGCAAAGACATGGCCGGTCACGAGAAGTTCCGACAAGCAACCGATATTGTCCAACAGGCACTCAAACAACAAGGTATCAAGAATATCGACCTTAATGCCATCGAGACCCTTGTTCAATCAGCTTATGAAAAGTCCTCATTGACACCAACCGTTGATCCGACATCACAACAAGAACAACCAACTAAACCTGCTACTATTCCAGCCGGCCAAGCACCAGCAATTGATCCAATGAAAGGGGAAAAATAATATGCGTAATCAATTTATCGATGTTTCAAGTTACCAACCAGATACTGTTGCCTTTTTCCAAGCTGCGAAAGCTCAGGGTGCATTAGGGGTTGTTGTTAAATTAACGGAAGGGTCCGAAGATGGTTCGGCTTATGTTAACCCACGTGCAGCTGCTCAAATTCGCAACGCCTTAGCAGTTGGTCTGCGTGTATCCTGTTACCACTTTGCTCGTTATACATCAGTGACCGATGCGCAAAATGAAGCCCGGTTCTTCGCTAAGATTGCTAAGCAGTTTGGTATGTATGACGATACCCTGATGATTGATGATGCAGAAGTTCACTCGGCAGCAGATTATCAATCAGCATCCTTAGCCTTCCTCCAAGAAGTAGAAGCGCTCGGTTACAAGAATACCGGGATTTACTCCATGAAGTCCTTCTTCACTGGTGGCATTCTTAATTCACATGGCTTTGATTCCCGAAAAATTTGGATTGCCGGCTATGGTGTGACTGAACTGGGGATTGATAATGCAAGCGCTTGGCAGTATTCCAGCAAGGGCATCATGGGGATTGATACCAGTTATGACTTTGATGGCGCCTTTACGACTGGTTCAGTATCCGGCAATGTTCCGCAAGTTGTTATTCCAGAACCTAAGCCGGTGCCACACGTCGGCCATCCAGCAAGCGGAACCTACATTGTCCAACCAGGCGATACATTGAGCGGAATTGCGGAAAAGTACGAAACTACTTACCAGAACCTAGCAGCAATCAATGGTATTGGAAATCCAAACCAGATCAATATCGGCCAAGTCCTCAAAGTCACCGGAAAAGCATCGAACGAAAATACTTACTTTGTTCAATCAGGAGATACTTTATCCGGAATTGCCACCAAATTCGGCACAACTGTCTCTGACCTTGTAAGCCGTAATCACATTGCTAACCCGAATGTGATCTACGTTGGTCAAAAAATTTACTTAGCTGGCAACGGACAATCCAATGCTTATACAGTTCAAGCAGGGGACACACTAAGCGGAATCGCCGCTAAGTTTGGCAAGACTTGGCAAGCATTAGCCCAAAAGAATGGGATCGCAAACCCCAACGTAATTTATGTGGGTCAAACAATTCAGATTTAAGATAAGCCCTAGTGGTCATTGTAATTGCAATGACTGCTAGGGCTTTTTTACGTATAATAAAAAAACAGCGATAGCAAATAAACGCTACCGCTGAAATAACATCTCGCCCACCTTCTCTTGGAAATAAATGGAGTTTAACCAAGTAGTTCCTTAATTAGGCGTTTGAGAGCCTTTTTAATTGCAACCTTTACACTATGTAATAGTTGCTTAACGAGCCCATTCGGCACGATAATGATAAAGATGCACCAATGCAATTGGGACACCTCCCAACTTGCACATATTTGTAGGTTCGTTACACCTAACAGCGTGCTTGACTATTGTATCATAGAATTACTGTGGTATAATTAAAACATAATGATAAAGATGCCGGTGTGCAAAATGGATTCAGTTCGTTACTTAATCCGTACCGGTAAACAGGGTGCCTTAATTGGCATCCTTTTTTATTTTATTTAGTTCGTACACGTTTGGCACACTAAACCTCTTGAAACGTTGGTATAACAACGCTTTTAAACTCTCGGGGGACGCATTTTTTTAAGATTGTATAAAAAAGAAGCTTCGATAAAATGCTGATATAACGGCATTTTACCGGAGTTTTTGTTTAGTTAAAATGGTATGAAATGGTGAAAGTTTGTAAAGTTGGGGAACATCGGCAATTTTTGTGCACCAAAAATAATCATTGCCGTAAACTACTTATTTGATTTAATTGAGTGTGCGGGTGCTTTCAATAGAAAAATTTTTGATTATGGAATATATTTTAATAGTAGTAAAGCTATAGCAATCTTGCTATTATTAGTAATAAATAAGCTATAATAAAGGAAATAGTGCATGTATGAAGTAGTTTTTTACGAAGATAAAAATGGAAATAGTGAAATTCCTAAATTTCAAGAATAA